CCATGAAGCCAGAACAAACAGCACAGGAACAAGCAGCGCACGAGTATTACCTTCACCACACAGCAGCAACTAGAGAAGCAGCTCGCCACACCGAAGCCAGAAGAACAGAGGAAGCTCTTACAGTTATGGCCGCACCTAAGAACCATCTTCAACCTAACGACATCGCCATCATGCGATCCCAAGTATTCGCCACAGTCGCCACACAAACACAGAAGGTCGTTGGCGTACTCAATGGAACAGAGCAGTGGAACCCACAGCAAGTTCGCCTCTACGGAATGCTCCTCAACAAAGTCCTACCCGACCTCCACCATTCCTACAGCGAAGTGGCACAGCAAGATGGAGACGTAAACAAACTCTCTCGCAAGGAACTAGAGGACATCATCGCCTCATCCTCAAACACCACTGCCGCCCAAGACATAATAGAAGAAGATTACCGACCATCCTTCGATCATCAACCAGACCCCGATCCAACTGGCCCCGTAATTATTACCCACACAAAAGATAAGGATTAACCAATGGTCTCCAAAGTCCAAGCAGCACAACGTCTACTCACTCTCCAAGAGTCCAGTGAATCCTTCGGAGCCTATTGCCGACTGCATCACCCTGCATGGAAGGTTCCCATGTTCCACCACAAACTCATCGAAGCACTAGATCGCTTAGAGAAAGGTACGCTCCTCTCTGACTTCAATGACGAATGGAAAGTAATAGAACACAACCACAACAACCGAGAAGACGAGAAACTCCAGAAGAAATACACTCGACCTCAAGACGCGCACCTCCTCTATAACCTAATGATCAACATGCCACCGCGCCACTCGAAGTCCACCTATGCGACCTCGCTATTCCCTAGCTACTACCTAGCCAGAAACCCAACGCGATTCTCCATGACCGCATCCTACAACTCCCAACTGGCCACTGACTTCGGTAGAGCACAGCGTCAATACCTCCAACACGAAGAGACCAACCTAGTCTTCCCAGACTTTGCCCTCTCCAAAGACTCTCGTGCAATGGATGTATTCCGCACAACAGAAGGAGGAGCTGCATACAACATCGGTATGGGGGCCACGACCAGCGGAAGACCCGCCAATTTGCTCTCGCTCGATGATCCCATCAAGAGTCGGACGGAAGCCGATTCAGCAACCCAACGCCAAAAAGCATGGGACTATTACACCTCTGCACTCACCACTCGACTCCAGCCAGACACTAACGGAGAGCACCCCATCCAAATCGTCTGTTACACCAGATGGCATCCAGATGACCTCGGCTCCAGAATCATGCAGACCGAAGATTGGGCAGAAGGCCGTTGGCTCCACATTCTATTCCCTGCCATCATGGAAACAGAAGCCACACACTCTCGCCCAGTCAGTGAGCTGCCACGAGGAGACTCAAGATACATTCCACAGACCAAGATCAACGAGGTCGATGAGCACCTACGCACCTACAAACCCATCATCGAAACTGCCCTCTGGCCAGCTCGGTTCCCCATCGATGAACTCAAGCGCAAGCAGCGGATGTCACCACGCGACTTTGCTGCACTCTATATGCAGAACCCCAGAGTAGAAGGTGGCAACCTGATCAAGCAGCAGTGGTGGAAACTCTATAACCCCGATCACATGCAGCCAGATGACTTCTCGCAGATCATTGTCACCATCGACACTGCATTCAAGAAGACAGAATCCGCAGACTACACTGCCATGATGACCCTTGGACTCACACGCAATGGCGACATCCATGTCATAGACGTAACCAGAGGCAAGTGGGACTTCCCCGAACTCAAAGCCAAGGCTATCCACATCAATAACAAGTGGCGAGGCAAGGGACTAAGAGCACTCTATATAGAAGACAAAGCCTCTGGCCAATCCCTCATCCAAGAACTACGCAGGGAATCTGGAGTCTCCGTCATCGCCCACAAAGTTACCCACGACAAAGTAACTCGCGTACACGCAGTCACCCCCCTCATCGAGTCAGGCCGAGTCTACCTTCCAAGCAACGCCCCTTGGTATGACAACTTCATCGAGGAGACTCTCTCGTTCCCCAGTGGAGTCAACGATGACCAAGTGGACGTACTCAGCATGGGCCTCGACATCCTCTCACGAACAGCAGTCTCTCCAGACCAAGCCTTTGGGATGCTCACTGCACATGGGTCACTCAATTCATCCTTTGGAAATACCGCGAGTGGCTTCGCCACAGACAGGGAATCACGCCCAGCAAATAGCAACAGTCGCAGAGGTTCATCCTCATCCTCTTCATGGTATGGATGGGGAGAGTGACCAAGGACGACCACGCCACCCCCATCCATCAAAATCATCAACAGCAACTACGGCAACAATACAAAGGTGAGTTATGGGGTGGGGCGGTACTAATATCACAACCAGCATTAAGACAATCTCCCAGCAACAAGGAACAGCCTTGACTGAGGAAGAAATTGCAGCCATGTCACCTTCCCAGCGTAATTCATATCTATCAAAGATTAGTCGCGCTGCTAACAGTCGTTTCGCAACAAACCAGCCAGCGGCTCACAGCACAAGCCACGCCCGATACAACACACAGAATTAAGAGCGTTTTTCCATGAGCTACTATAAAACAGATGGTGTCGATCCAACCGAAGTAATCGTTGACCTCTCTCCCCACATTAATTCACTCATGGCATACGATGACATCTCCGACCTCCTCACAGAAGATGAAGAGAAGAAGATTTGCTCTTACGTCCAAGCAATGGGTCGCATGTCCCACGAGAAAGTTCGCAATCGCTACGCTCAATGGAAGCGAGCCGATGAAGCCCATGACATTTATGTACCCCCAGAAGCCACCAAGTTCCGCGAGAAAGCAGTCATCGCAGACACTAGAGCCATAGCCGACACTGTACTCACCTACCTTATGTCCGCACTGGCTGGTCGCAACCCCATGTTCCAGCTTGAAGGTCTTGATCGCAAATCCCGTGAATCATCTGCCATACTAGAACGCTTGATGCACCAGCACATGCGGAGAACAGCAGGAGAAGCAGGAATAGCACAACACCTTCTTGACAGCATCCGTTACGGGTACGCCCCTACAAAAGTGATTTGGAACCCAAACACCAATACCAACGACATCATCAACTACAACCCAAGACGCACCTTCCATGACCCTCGTGTGAACTGGGGTGACTGGGACAAGATGCAGTTCGTGATCTTTGTTGACTACCAATCAACCAACCAATTGTTATCTACGAACCAATATCCCAAGCTACAGAAGTACCCAGCCCTGCGTAAGTCTACTATCGGTACTAAGTCTGGCTGGGAGATACATCAAGATCACCACCAGTCTGCCCAAGGCATGACAGTTCGGCCCAATGATGTACAAGGAGAAAACGGATACTCTCTCAGTGGCGCACGAACCACAGATGAAGTGTGGGTACGCCTTAACGGATTCGAGGTTGGCCTACCCAACATGAATCAGTTGTGGATGGTAATGACCATCATCGATGAGAACGTAGTGATTCGCTGCCAGCTCTCTCCATACGGCCAACAGTTCCCTGCCGTATTTGGAGGACTCCACAACGACAAGCACAAGACTTACTCCCAATCTCTCTACGATCTAATGCTTCCTCTCCACGACATTGGCTCTTGGTTACTCCGCAGCAGGATCGATAACGTACAAGCGACTCTCAACAGTCTTATCTTCGCTGATCCAACTCAAGTCAACATTAGTGACCTGATAGACCGAAATCCGTGGGGATTAGTGAGAACTCTCCCTGGAGTAAAACCCTCCGATGGCATCCATATCGCCTCCGTACCCGATGTCACCTCCTCACATTGGAATGATATGGCTGGAATCTCCGAGATGAAGCAACGTCTCTCCGCAGCCAGTGATGCACAACAAGGTCTTCCCACCAGCGATGGCATCCGTTCCGCGACAGAAATACAACGTCTCACGCAGCTCGGCTCCCAACGTCTCGGTGTAATGGCCAGAATCATGTCAGCCACCAGCATCCGACCAATGGCCCGTATGATGATCGGCAATCTACAAGATGCCCTAGAACTCAATGGCAGTCTGCGTGTCGATTCCACTGACCAGTCCACATTGATCAGTCAGCGTGTCAAAGACGGATACATCGACTACACCTCCAAGGACATCCAAGGCGACATCGATTACCTCGTAGTAGATGGAACCCTACCAGTTGAACCCACTCGTTCTCCTGAGACATGGATGAACATGATCCAAGTGATGACGAATACGGGCCTCAACATGGAATACAAAATGCCCAAGATAGCCGAGGAAGCTATCCGAAGTATGGGCATCTCCGACTTGGAGCAATTTAAAATCTCCGAAGAAGAACGACAGCAAGGCCCATCGCCCTCCCAGCAAATGGCTCTCCTAGAAAAAGCACGAGGCGCATCCGTCCAA